GGAACTTTTTGCGTCCCTTTAGATCAACGTGCGATGCGTGAACAATCGCGGATGTGTTGTCGAGGGTCTGGTTAAAGCTTGCGTTGAACGTCGCAAAGGTTGTTGCGACAGTCGTGTCAGACTCGGACAGCTGAATTGCAACGTTAGTGGAGTTAGTGTTGACCTCTGCCGAGAGCGAAACAACGATTGATGCGTAGTTTGCACCTGTCGTGTCGAGGTTTGCGGTTCGTGCAGTGGTTGCCGATGCTGCTGGTGCCAGCAAGACGCTGTAAAGATTGGACTGAACTGGTTTCATGGCTTTTTATCCTTTTGGAAGTTTGTTTGTTTCAGAAAAGGGGGCTAGCAGCAAAGCTTACTAACCCCCAAACCGCCTGGAGCAACAGGGGTGGCTCAAGGCTTAACCGAAGATCCCGCGAATGATGCCGCCGGACACTGAAGCAGTGCCAACGTCGAAGCATCGGATGTCAAATCTTTGAACCGCACGCAAGGCGATGCTGTCTTGATCGAAGTATCGACTGGAATCAATTGCAAGAGTGATGTCCTTACGGCTTCCCATGTAAACGCCTTGTCGAAGGTCGCCAAAGAAACAGAAGGTGCCGGTCGTGGTGCCTGTCAACCGACTTTCAAGCCCTTGCGTCATCACAACAGGGAATCCCAAGAAGCTAACCATCGATGGACCGTTAGCGATTGTTACGTTGGTGTTTCCACCAACAGCATCGGCAAGACGAGCCATCGAAGCTGCGTAACCAGCCTTTGAGATGTACCATTTAGGCGAATAGCCAGCCCATTGTTTCGCCTGGCCCATCATCGATTCAAAGTCTGCCATCGTCAACGCACTAAAGGTCGTTCGCGATGTCGCAGTGTATTGCGAACCAGCAGCGAGAGCGGAAATCAAGCCTTGGATTCCTCCGTAGGTCGAAGTTCCGTCACCTAAAAATCCAGCCGCATCTTCCGCAATCGCAAAGCTCTGGCCAATGGATCGGCTCAACATCTCAGCGATGGAGATTGCAGCGTCTTCGTTGACTTCGTTGCTCATCACCGTCAACGTCGCTAGCTTCTTCGCGTCAAGCTTGATGGAAGATAGCGTCGGATCGCTTGCGGTAATCGTGACGTTTTCGCCAACGTAGTAAGCAGTGACTTCGCTTGCTAGACGAGGGATTGTCAATGTCGCATCGCTCATTGGGATGACGGTTGCGTTCTGACGAATCACACCATACAACTCGCGAAGCTCAACGATAGCCGCAGATAGTGGCTCAGGAACCAAAAACCCGCCGAGCGTGTTGTTGCCAGCCGATAACGCTGCTTTGATTCCGTGATCTTTGCAGATTCGCTTCGACCGCGAGTTGCCATTGAACGCAGCCAACGCCCAGTTACCCATCAACCAAGCATCTTCAGCAGATTCGAATCCTACTGGAGCCTTTGCTTTTGCTCGTGCTGGAATCTTGATTGGCTGTGCTTCAGCGGCTTCTTGCTTCTTGACAATATCGACCGCTGCGGATTCGATTCGCAACATTCGGCTGTGGTCTTTTCGAAGTGCTGAAATCTTGCCAGACTCTGCATCAGTCCCAACGATCGAATCGATTTCTTGGGTTTCTTCCGCGTTCAGATCGCGGGTTTCTTCTTTCGCCATTGCTACAATTGCTTCGGCGCGAGCTTGCAAGGATTGAATTTCCTTGCTGATTTCGATAGATGTTCGCATTTAACTGCCCTTTTTGAATTGCGGCAGCCTAAAACGAAAATAGCGGCTTAAACTGCCGACTGTGAAACGAAATGAAACGTTAAACAGTCCGCTCGTCTTTGCCGCTAATCAGTTGCAATGGAACTTGCGTGACTTTTGTAGCCAAGGCTAATCCTTGGCGTTGCGTGAATTGTAGCGTATGATACGAATGCGTGTCAACTACTTTTCAGTGTCCACTCAATATCGAAATTCCAATGGTTTCTGTTTGGTAGCATTTGCCCGTTGTAATTTCCGATCCCATCCATAAACGCAACCGCAGCACTGATTGAGTTATCTGGCAATCCATCGTACATTCGATAACCGTCTCCATCGACTTCATGAATGATTCGTTTGATCTTTGAGGCTCGCAGGTAATTTTCAAGCGTCCTCAGAATAGCAACGTCCATTCCCTGTGCGTCGATCAGTAGCGTCTCAATTTCTTTTACGCCGTGTCTCGAAAGAAAATCACCAAGATGGACAACATCTACCTCAATCTGCTCCGCAGGCGTCCAATCGACTTGGGAATACAGTTTGCGCGATTGCTCGGTGCAGAAGCCTAAAGAACTACTGACTCCTTTGGTGTTGTAAACCGTAAGAGTCGATTTGCCATTTTCTTGACCGCACGCCGCTTCGATAACGTGAAAAACATCGGCTGCGTTTTTGTTGTTATCTCGCAACCACTTAGCCGCCGACGGTAATGGTTCAAACATCAAAAAGACGTCGTGACCTTTGGCGATTTCTTGCATTTCTGAATCGCCAGTATTGGGACCGACGCACACAAATACCTTTTTTTTTACCATTACATCCTGGCCCTTATTTCCGCGATCTTAGCCGCCGAGATCCGACTGACAATTTCTCGTCCTTCTTTCTCGATTGCGTGTTCGTCAAACAAGTCAGCAGGAGGATTCTTAAACCATGCTGCTGCTGCTGCTGTCTTGCGTTTAACGGTTGGTGCAATGTCTGTCGCTAATCCAGACGCGAGAGCTGCTGCTGGATCGTACCAAGTCTCTTCTGCCATCAATGCAAGCACCTGCTCCGCATCAATCCCCATAGCATCAGCGTAGATTTCAGCCATCGACGCATCATAAACCGACAATACCTCTGCCATCTTTTGCAACTCCGCACCGTTTCCGATGGCTACACAATGGGCGCAATGGATCATCAGCTTTGCACCTCGTTCCATCGTCCGTTTGTCACCGGCCATGAAGATGATCGAGGCTGACGATGCGGCCAGTGCCTCGTTGTGAGTATCCACACCACCAGGATGACGCTTCAGCATGTTGTAAATCGAGATGCCTTCGTCAGCCGATCCACCTGGACTGTTAATGCGAATCTTAGCCCTGCCCTTGATGGTTGCTAGCGATTCGCCTACAGCCTTTGCCGTGACTCCTTCGCTCATCCAGTCCGAACCAATCGTGCCATCAATATACAATTCGTTGGTTTCTGCTTTGACGGTTATCATTATGCGTTGACTCCTGTAATTGAATAAACTCGGTTCTTCCAGTCTTTTACCAGTGCGGTGACGTTAGCCATTAACGTGTCTTGCGTCGATTCCTGAGCCACTTGCAAAAGCATTTCACGGCTTTCGTCGCAATGGATTCTTGCCAAGTCACGATCAAGCCCGATCGCTTCCAGCTTGTCGGCTAGCTTTGGCTCCCACTTGGCATAGTTGTTGTCGATCCAGTCGCAAAAGTTCTTTCGCTTGGCTCCTGAGATTGCGTTGTTGGCTTCTCTGTCGAGTAGTGATCGGATTGTTTCTTCGACTGCTCGTGCGTTGCTGCCAACAGTTTCATCTTCTGGCACTTCGTTGTCGTCTTGTGGATCGCTGCTGGAAGAGTCGCCTGGAGTGATTGCAGGATTCTCGAACACATCGCCGCCTTCGACTGGGTTGAGGTCCAGTTTGGCGCGTGCTTCGTTTCGGTTCATGATCTTGGCGATGACGTAGGAAGTGAGAACGTCTTTGGTCGTGTTGGTGTCAGTTCGAAGTATTGCTGCCCGATTTACCTTAAAGTAGTGGGAACGCAATCGCTTTTGAGTTGGCGTCCGAAGCTTGATGTCGCATTGTTCTTCCAGTTTTACTAGCCAGCGATCAAGTGCAATCATGTAGGCAATGTTCTTTTGCTCTAGTGAGTTGTACGAAACGCTGTCGCCATCTCCAGGCATCGAGTCAATTCCGAACAACAAGCCAACATCCTGCCGCGTGAACTTCTGTAGCTCGACAAACTGCGCGTCCGTGTTGGTCATGTTGACCGCGTTAGCCTTGATACCCTCACGAAGCAAGCCAGCCTTGCTTGCGTTCTCTGGACCGCCTTCAGACTTATTGAATGAACTGAGGAACTCCTTGGCGTCTTCTTCTTTTCGGAACGCACCTGGAGGAGCTTCCAGGAAAATCTTGCCTCGGAATCCTTTTTTCAACTGGTTGCGAACGTGCGACTGTGAGTCAACACCGATAGAGAACGTGGATGCAGCGATCTGTAACAGGCCAATTCCTTCCAGCCCGTTGAACGAAAAGCCTGGGATGTGCAAAACATCTGCGTCAGGAAAAACGATGTATTCGTCCTGATTCTTCTCCCAATTCACAAAAGTATCTAAATCATCGTCCTTTTTTGGCTTTGTTATGTGGTATTTGATGCCATCTGATAGGACTGTTCGCGTTCGATCTGGCAGCAAAGGAATCAATTCCTTGACTCGCTCACCTTCCCTAATAATTGCGGAGCGTCCGTTGCCGTACATTATTGCATGGGAAAACAGTTGCTCCTTGAACACGCTAGGTGATTGCAGCATATTTGGTTGCTCTCGAAACAATCTGTATCCATCGTGCTTCTCATCGGTTACTGCACCTTGGCCGCGCACTCTTTTTACGTCAACTGGCAACATGCCAATGTCTCCGCAAATCTTGTTGTGTGCATACCAAACAGGAGGAAGCGATAACGAATCGGCAAGCGTCTGCCGTTCGTAACGATCGACTTCGTTCTCGTCGTGAACGCCCATCCACTGCATCAAGTACTTTCGAAAGTTAAGCATGTTTTTCCTTTATGCAATGTAGAAGTTGCCGGTTGGTCTTTGAGCCGCATGTGAAGCAATTCTAAATGCCATAGTGACCGCAACCAACGGATCGATTTTTTCGGAAGAGGTCTTTTTGTCGTACATCCAGTGGTCATTGCTGTTGGCGTTGATAACTGCGTTTCCAACGCACCATCGGAGTAAAGCATTTCCATCGTGTGAGAGGCGTCCGTCAACAATTGCTTGCTGAAAATTTCTGATAGGTTCATTAAAGTTTGTTTGATTTTGAGGGACTCGTGCTGCCTCTAAACCCTCCTCTGCCAGTGCTTCGCCAAGTTGTTGTCCATTGTACGGATCGTATGCAATTGTCTTGATTCCGTAATCGTTGCAAGCTTGAATCAGTTGCGATTGCAGGTCACTAATCGGATACTTGCTTTTCTGAATTAGCCCGCAATGAACCCAAGTCGCGAAAGGCATCTTCGTTAAGTCTCTAACGCTGTCGCTCGCGATGAACGAAAACGATCGAACCTCGTACCGATAGACAGGAGTATCACCGTCATATTTAACTAAGAATCTTGCACAAAGTCCAAACGCCGCCAAGTCATCCCGCGATCCTAAGTCAACGCCAGCTCCAACCGCATCGGCTTTCGTCCAGTCGCTTAACTCCTTCTCGCACTTGTCCCACTCAGCAACGCGAAACGCCTTTGTGGTCGATGTGACAAGCCTGTTGCCGTGGTATCGTGTGAAGCGATTGACGCCAAGTGCAGTGTGCTTGTCTTCGCTCCAGCGTTGTCGCAAGTAGTCCCACTTGACCGAGACGCCAAGGTTAGGATTCGCTTTTGGCCAGCAAGACTCGTCAGCTGGATCGTCTTCCTCGTCAAGTTCGCAGATAAAAGCAAAAAGCGTCTCATCTTTGAAGTCGCCTTTGACGACAGATGAAGCATATCGGTAATCGTCAAGCCACAGGTGCGAAAGGTCGTCTCCTGCTGTCGTGATAATCAGGTGTAGTGGCTGTGTACGCGATCCTGAGCCTGTTACCATCGTGTCATAGAACGGTCTGTGATGCTCTTGCCAAGCGTGCAGTTCGTCCATTACTACGCAATGTGGGTTCAGTCCGTCGAAAGGCTTATCGCTTCCAACCGTTCGGATGTAGCTCTGGTTGTGCTTGTAAGTGATCGTCTCGTACTTGACGCCTGACATCTTCACAAGTGCAGGAGATTGCAGCCGCATGCGTTCAGTTTCCGAGTAAACAACCTTTGCCTGTTCCTTCTTTGTTGCAGTCAAAAGAATTTGCCCGACTGCTTCCGGTTCGCCTGTCGCCGGGTCAATGTCGCCGCATGCCAGGAAGTGACAGAAGCCAGCGATCCAAGATGACTTGCCATTCTTCCGTCCCATCGAGATGTAGACTTTGCGAAATCGTCTCGAGTTATCCGCATTTCGCTTCCAACCAAATATCACCCAAGTACAAAACAACTGGAACGGTGACAGCTCAAAAGGCATCCTTGCAAATTCGCCAATCGAGTGTTTGAGAACCAACGGAAAGAACTGACAGACCTGTTGTGCGTGCTGTTGATCAAAGTGGTATGGAAACTCTTCTGTACTTTGCTTGGTCAAATCGTCAACGTGTCTCTGGACTGCTTCACGAACTCGCTTCGACGTAATGATGGTCCCATCCAGAACCCCATCGATATATTCTTGGACTCTAGCTCTGGTTCCGCTAGTTATCACTCGCACCACTTCCCGCCATCCATTGGCTAAATGCGTCCTCGATCTCTGGTTCCTTTACTACCAATCGACTTCGTGCAGATGGAGTCAACCCAAGTTCGATCATGCACCCCTTGGCCTGCGAGCATGCTTTCGACCAAGCGGTGTAATCCTTGCATTCAAATGCGGCTCGCTTTAGTGACATGGCTTCACAAAACGATTCCAAAATTGATCGATCAGCCTTGGAAATCATTTTCATTTCAACGAGTTGCGAAACTGCATGGTCCCAATAGCCGCTTGCGTGTGTATCGGAGGCAATGTGCGCAGGCTTGCTAGGCACACCTTCAACCGCTTTCGGTTCGTGCTTGTTCTCGCGTGCTGGATTCTTTTTGTACGCACCGCTAGCCCTGTGTGCTGCACTTGCTAAAGGCTTTCTACCCTTGACCATTTAACGCATCCTCGTAGTGTTTTTCGCTCCAACGTTTAACCACCATCCCGCTTATCTTGTCGCCTTCCAACTCTTCGTGACATGGACGACAAACCGCCAACCAATTACCTCGATCCATTCGCCTCATCGGGTTGTCTGCAATCGCTTCGATGTGGTGCATCTCTTCGCTCGTATTAGCGTGCAAAACTCCTGTCTTTTTCACGCAACACTCGCAAAGTGGATGTAACGTTCTGTAAATCTCGCTTGCCTTCCTGTGGTCGTTTGAGTACCCGCGATCCTTTGTTGTGCCAGTGTGCTTTCGTGGTGGATTGCACACCAAGCACCTGTCCTTTACGACTCGACCGCAGCGGCAAAGTTTCATTTTTCAGGCCAAGTCTCCAAATTTGTGGCAGTTTACGGAACCAATGCAAGGCGGTCGCTGGGCAAAAGGCGTGTACTTTTCAACCACCCCCTGTACCATCTCACCCCAACCCCCAAAGCAACAGATAAACAACCAGCGTTCCCAGCGATACAAGCATAAACGCCAGCATCGGCCTGGTGTCGCCTTGGTAGTCGTCGTTGTTAAGCACTGTACGCTTCCTCTCTCGTCGCATCCCGCATGATCGCCGTGACTTCCTCTGCGTCAAACACACCCGATTGCATTACATAGCCGACAAGGTTCGTAAAGTCTGTCGAGTCCATCACGACAGGCCAATGATGCGCCCTGTATGCTTCGATGGTCTTGCCAACTGTCACCAGCGTCGCGTCGTCTGAAGCAAGCAGCGTTACCATGTCCTCTTTTGAGACGCGGTTATAGAACGCTTCGCCCTTTAGGATTCTGGGGTTAAACGGTCGATATTGTTCGAGGTCTGCAATCTTGGCCTGTAGCGTGGTGTTCAATTGCTGCTCTGCGTCAAGTGCTTGATCCAAGTCTGCAATCTCTGCTCGTAGTGCTTGCTTCTCTGCTTTCAGTTGCTCAATCGTAGCGTTTGCAGTTTCGAGTTGGCTTGTTGCTGTTGCTAGGTCGGTTGTTAGCTCGGCTTTGTCGGCTTCGAGCTTGGTGACTGCTTCGTCTCTCTTAGCCTTTTCCCCATCGACAAACACACGATAAGCCGCAAGCACTTCAGCACGTTTTGGTGCGTGATTGCTGATAACGTCAACAATGTTTCCCGCTGGGATTCCATCGATTGCGATGCTGTCAATTGTCGTAAAAACTACGCTCATTTTAGAACCTTATTACCGTTGCTCGGAATGTACCTGAAGCTGGATCGATTGAGCCGCCTGAAGAATTATGCATACGGACCGTTACTGTGTTTGCCGCTGTTACACTGGCACAGAAAACTAAACCTGCGTCCAATCCCGCTGGAACGCCAAGGAACACGCTATCGCCTGCCACTGCTCCTGTGACAGTTATCGTTAACGTCTCAGTGCCGTTGCTACCAATCGAGCCAAAGTCTAGCGTTGCGGTTGCGGATAGGATATTGGCAACTACTGTGCCGCCACCTACTCGCAGCGTTCCCGATGCTGTTAGGTTGCCTGTGACATCAACGCCAGTCGAACCCCAAAGCAAAGAATCACTACCAGTAACACCCAGCGATGCCCCGTAACCCAATCCCCATCGTGTAGTATCTTTTCGATAGATTTGTCCGTAGTTCGAGCCGTTTGAATTTAGAACAAATGAGGGTGTTGTGATTCTGTCAGAGTAGATGTATGAAGTTACCGTGAGGGCTCCTGCAAAGTTGCCCGTTCCTGATGCTGTTAAAGTTGCAACGCTCGTAGTCCCCGTCAGTGTCGGTCCAGCCGCACGAACCAACGCACCTGTCCCAGTCTGCGAGACCGATTCGGTTAGCAACGCCCTGCCTGTTGCTGTCGTCGCAAGTGCTGCGATAGAGTCTAGGTCTGCGTCCCATGCTTGTACTGAAACGCCGATTGACGATGCGAGCAAAACATTAGCCGACAATCGAGCGTCCGAAAGCGTGCCGGAGACAAGTAGCGAAGCGTCGGTTGTTGCTGCACCAGCCGCACCGGTCGGCCCTTGTGGTCCGCGTTGGTTCGAATACTCGATTGTGTACTGCGTTTGAGGTTGTACCTGTAGCGTGTACGATGTCATGATCGGGTGATCTCCCGGCTCATTAGCACTTTGCCCTCTTGGATGCGTTCGGTCAGTCCGCCAGGCCGAGTCAGTTCGTAATCGTAATAGTACGTTGACGCCTTATCAGTCGGCTTAGCCCCAAGCGTTGTAATCGCTGTCGTCGTCGCTTTTGGAACTGTAACGTAGATTCGATCTTCAGTCGTGTTGACGGTAAACGTAAACGAAAAAACAACTGCTGAAGTACGCAGTTCTCCGTCTCGTGCTTTGCCTTCGATCGTGCATCCGGTCAGGTCGTCAGCAACTCCATCTTCGTCGAGAATTTGGAAGTCCTCTGCCCAGTCTGCACCCTGTTCGATGTAGAGATTTCTAACTGCTGCACTCATCGACTGCCCTCATGCTTTCTAGCGAAGTCCGTTCCGTTGTTGTCAATCGAACTCACTCGCTTTTCTAGTACGTCTAGCTTGATTTTCATGACTTCGCAGGAGGTGAATAAAGAATGGCGATCTTCTTCACACTTGTCCGCTTTGCCGTTGATTTCAGTCAGACTTTTTTCAAGCTTACTGATCGCTTGTGCATTCTCCGATTCTCGCATGCGAAACAAGGTAACAACGCCAGTTAAAAGTGTTGACACGATAGCACCTATTCCCGCTAGTACCCACCCTGTAAGACCGTTTGCTTCGCTGCTCATTTCGCTTGCTTGCCTTTCTCGAATGAGTCTCTAGTCAGTGGTCCGTTGACCTCGAATCGAGAACCGTCAGAATCGTAAACCTCAAACCAAGGCCAAAAGCGATCTGATTCAATTTCGGTAAGCACGTCAACAGTCCATCCGACTTGTTCCCATTTGCTTTGCTCTTTAGACTTCCACTGGTTGCAAGGTCCGCAGCTCGCGCCCGAGTGCATGACAATTCGTGGCTTGACTTGTGGTGTGGATTGTTGCGGTTGCTTCTCAGCCTTGAACCTTGCGAAAACATCTCGCAAGTCTTGAACAGCAGCACCAAGTATTTCAACCGTTGCGTTTGTTTCGTCTGTCAACGTGTCAATCTTGGCTTGCGTGATTGCGAGGCGTGCTTTGATTGCCTGGTACTCGTGATTGAGTCCGAGAAGTGCGGCCGCACCGACAGCTATGAGGATAAATGGCATTTGTTTCATGACCTCAGCCTTTCTTTCCACTCAGCAAGATTGAATTTGCGAGGCTTTGGAACTGCCATGTCAGACAGTCCGACCATTTCAGTCCATTGGTGGCGTAGCATCTGCGTTATCGAGTTAGGACTCCACTCCTGCCAACCTGGAACATCTCTCGAACCAAACTGCAAACCCCAGGAGTTGGCAATCCAAACGTACGGGCGGCCCTGCGTATCAGTTCGTTCACTAAGGCACAATCCCGCTATCGCATGCCCGCCACCTCCTGGGGAAAAGCTCTCAACAACTGCCCGGTTCATTCCGTTGCCCCAAGCAATGCCATTGTGAACTCCACCCAAACCAGCACCAAGGAAAACCCTGTAGCCTTCGTAGGTTGTAATCTTGGTGGCCGATCCGACTTTGTGCTTGCTTGCGTTGTCTAGTACCGCTTGGTAGTTCGCCGGTCTTGTGTTGTCGTACCTTGCTGGATACTTCCAAAGATCCTCGATGCAAAGCCCTGTCTGCATGCCTAACTTGACTCCAGCCGAGATTGTGCTTCCGCTGTCGCCGCGAATGCCGCTGATGCGTTGTGCCTCGTAGTAAGCCATAGCACGCGAATACTGAATAATCTCGCCACCGGTTGCAACCGTGTAACACCATTCGAGGATTGACGATAGCGAATGCCCGGCACATGCGCCTTGCTGGTCTTGCGACTCGATTCGGATTAGCTTGCGAGGGTCAAGGCGAATCTCTTGGTAGTCGCCCGCTGAGAAAAGCAAACCCTGAGAAGGCAACGAGTCAAGGAAGTCTCGATCTTCTTCGTTAATCAAGTAGCCTGATTCGCTCATTTGCTAACCTATTTCTTTGCCTGGAGTTTGGAAATAAGCTCGCCAAGTTTATCTTCGACTAAAGCGACAGAAACGATGTCAATGTAAGGCTGAAAGTCCTTGACTCGATTCGCAGAACTCAGGTCGTTGAACTGCTTCAACCTTTGTTCGTCAGTGGCTCCTGCCATCGCTGCAATGGACTTTAGAACTTCCAGTTTGCTCGATCTGTCGGCAAGGTAGCAGGCGTCCAGTGTCTTGCTTGGAGATGCTACCACTGGCACTGGAACAACCGGACCAATTGGCGCACGGTCGGTGGTCCAAAGCATGTAGCCAAGTGCTGCAATAGCGATCCAGGGTAGCCAGTTGACTTGCTTTGCCTCATTCATCGTCGTCGCTCCAGTTAATCGGCTCACTCATGCTTGCAACCGCACTAGGCTCATCAATCCCGCGATCTTTCCACCATTGCCACAACGCCATCGCAAGTTGCAGCATCAGCAGGATTGTCGCCGGAGAAAACTTCTGAATCCGTTCGTTCTTCTCGAACAACAGACGAGCATCATCGCCCCGTCCATGCGACTTGACCCATGCCTGCCTTGCGATCTCGCGTGCTGCGAGTCGCATTCGCAGCCTAAGCACTTGCTTTCGGTCCTTCGCTAGATCGCAGCGATTCACCAAGAATCCAACCGACAACAGCAATGGCACTCGTTACAAAGACTTCTTCAGAAAGTCCCCATCCAAACTTTTCGTTGAGAACTGGCACAGCGATAACCGCCGCCGCCGCCCAAAATCGTCGTGAAGTGATGAGAGTTTTGACAATCGGTGGCATGGTTTGCTCCTGGAAAGCACTTGGTTGGAATGTCTAAGATTATCGCTTGCGTGTTGCTAGCCACGCATCTGTCTTGCCTGCTTGTGGCTGATTGTGGGTGGTTGTGTCAAACCGCAACCAACTTTTGTATTCGAGTGATCGTGGACTTCAGGATCGTGTGGACAATCACATTGGCATCTTCCGCGCAAACAGGTTTTTTGGTGTCTGCGTACTGCCAACAGCAAAGAACGATTGCCAGTTTGGTTTGACTTTGAACCCTGCCGTAGGTTGTGAACTCAAAATGGTCAGTGCCTTCAGCATGGTCTCTAAAGGAAAGTTGAACGATGTCGCCCTTGCGGATCATGCCGACCTAACCTTTCCGTCGCGTGAAACTCGCAGATTCTGCACGTTGAAGTTGCCATCTTGTGACACTTCCACAAACGCAAAGCCATGATTCCAACGGTTCACCCTTGCGTATTCTGGAGTCAGGTCGCAAAGACAACCAGTAGACCAAACGAACGTTTCATCGTGCCAAAGGTTGGTGTCGGCATGTCCTGAAGTCTGGTGGGAGTGACCTACCAAAACCGTGTGATGAGTGCGAAGAAAAGCACCGCGAGCTGGGTTGACTGGCGAAGCAATCCCGCCGCGCCCTAGTTCGTGGCCGTGGAAGATTGGTAACTTGCCTGCCAGTACTGGCCGCTGATCCTCAACCAGTTCAATCCCAAACTTGGCAAACTCCAGCAGTGTGTCAATCTGCATCTGAGGAAGGTCGTAAATTTCAGGACACTGATTCCAGACAAAGTGATTCCAGCGTTCTTCGTGATTTCCCAACTTGTAAACAAATCTCACACGTTGGCCGAACTCACTTCGGAGCCATGCTAAACCCTCAATAACCAGCTTTCGTTCCTCTCCAAAGCTTCGTTTCGCCGGATCGCGTTGCCATCGACTGATCTTGTAAAAGTCTGCGATGTCACCATTCAGCAGCAGCACATCCAGTTTGCGATCCTTCAGGTTCTTGACAGCAGCTTCGAACGCCACTTCCGAATGGTAGGGAATGTGGGTGTCACTTATCACGCCAACTCGAACGCCACTGCCAAGATCAAATGGAGTCCAAGGCTCTGCCAAGCTAGGAGGCATCTTCGGAACTTGCCCAGCCTTGCCTTTTGCCCGTGGCTGTGTAGCCGTTCGCCTGAGTTCCGTACCAGAGACGCCTCGAATCTTTCGAATAATCGATCTGGCGTTCTCGACACTAGAAAAGCATTCTGGATAATCCACCCTTAGCTTTTTAGCCAAGCCGATGTTCGAATGGTCAGGATACTTCTTGCAAAGTTCCTCAGCGTGCAATCTTCCAGCCGACTTGATACCCACGGTAAATCCCCTGTGCAGCGAGTTGTTTCCACAACCCTACCAACGCCAGGGATACCGTCAGCGTAAAGATTCCGTCACTTGTGGCTCATTGTGGGTGGTTGTTGGTAAATCCACTCACGAAGCTGCCAACCGAACCACCAGTACGTCTTTTCTCCAGTCTTTTTAGGACTAGGAAATTTGCCCTCCTTTGACCATTTCATGATCGTATTGGCATGCGGTCCAAGCATCTTGCAAACCTCTTTTAAGTTGTACATTCTGATTTCGTCTATCTGGTCCATCTGTATTTCCGTTCATGATAGTTGTCAGTAAAAACCACCGGCCCGTCTCCAGGCCGATGGCACTCTGGCTAGCTCTGCGTGCTGCGATGGTTGATCCGAAACGCCCACACGCGGTCTTTCGGCCACACACCCGCTAGCCATTGTTCGTCGATTTCATTGCCTCAACAATTTCTTCCGCTCGCCGATCCAGGTCCGAAAGAACCATCAACACTAACCGTGGGCAGTTTTGGCAAATTTCCACCGTAAGTTCGCTGGTAAGTTCTTTGATTGCCAAGTGCAGCAAGATTGCTTTTCCTAAAAAGTCAGCAGGGCACAATTTCACAGCGTCAGGTTCCGCTTGCACTTCCTGCAACTTTCCCGCCTGAATCATCACACCCTCGCAAAAGCCTTGTAGCCACGCTGCCGACTTGCGATGGTGCAATGGATGACCAAGTAGCAAAGCCACCGCATGGCACAATGCAGGCCAGTCGTCGCTTGTGCCTGAGATGCAACCGGATGCGGCTTGCTCGATCTGTAGCCAGTCGCTTTCGGTTAGGAGGCTGTATGGTTCTGTTTGGTATTTTCTGAGGTCGTCGATTGTTGCCATTTGTTTTCCTTTGTTTGTCGTGTTAATCTGCGCTGCGCAGGTTAATAAATTGTTCTGCTGACTTAGCGGCCTGATGGAGAATCGAACTCCAGTCGAACTGGTAAACAACCAGTCTTCGCTCCACGCTCAAGCCGTTATGGTTCCTAACTCCGTCTTTCCAATGCGCTCGAAACATCATCGAGCTTAGATTCTAAAAATCGAATCCTTTCTATCGCCCATCGCATCGCTATCGCCGAAATCTCGTGGGCCGAAGAATCACATTCGTGGGCAACCTCCACAAATTGATCTATGATATTTTGCAGCCCTGCGACGCTTCGTATCTCTCCGCGAACAACCACCGTCCGTAGCTTGTCGTTTTTTTATG